GTGGCCCTGAGTATCCCAACCAAGGACGCGATCCTTGAACACCCCCTGGTTGAAAGTCATATCTTGCGGGATCTTTTTAAGAATCTTAAAGATCCAGGAATGAACCGGGTAGAGAGCAGTCTGGGACCAATAGTCCAGGATAGCTACCACCCGGGTCTTCCCCTCCTTATCGTGGAGAGGGACAAGTCTCCTAAGAGTATCCGAGGGTTTAGACCCCAGGAACGTCTCTAGAAGTTCCCGATCACGAAGAAGGATCGCAATTCGCTCCCTAAGACGAGGGCCACCGAGGACGCAGATGGATTCTCGGAGTTTATCCGGGAGGGCAAGGAGATTACCCCAAGCCTCCATCATTGCGTGACCTCCGGAAGGTCCCTTCTTAGTGGTGAAATGATAAGACTGCCACCAACTTGGTTGCTTAGCATCTGGAGAGATTTTCTTAAGTTCTTTCCAGAAGCCCGTCACGTAACGGCCTAGGTCTTTAAGAGTCCCTTCGAGTGGAACCGAAGGTAGATTCCTAATTGGGCCTAGGTCGACGTTCAGAGCAAGGCGCTCCCCCCTGAGGATAATAAGAGCTGTAAGGTAGAGTCGCAGATGAATTCGCGACACCCTAAGCAGGTCGGTTCTCTTCACAGGGAGGAAATACACCTTGCTCAGACGGACAAGCCTCCGGCGAGACTCAGGGGAGTCTGGGTCGGCGAGGGACGTAAGAAGGGACAGACGCCCCTCCTTACACCAGGTAATGGCAAAAGCCGTTCCCCGGGTAACCCAAACCCGACCCAGCTTCTCCAGGAAGCCAGCAACCAGGTCCAGAGTGCAACCAGAGCGAGAAAAGAAATTCTCACGGACCCACCTAACCATATGGATAAGATAAGCCCACCGATTCAGGCGGTACAGCATACCGCGCGACCTTTTGGATCGAGGTCGTTTCCGGGCAGCGAGAAGTTGCTTGGTACTGATATAATAGGCTTGAAGTCTTTCCATAGGTGGATGTGGGAGGTCCAGGTCACGTAACTGACCAGAGTCCTGCGCCTCACGTAAGGAGAGAGCCGTCTTGGGCCCCAAGTGCCCAGGCCATCTCCCCGTACGCCTGACGGGACTCGGTTGCTTTACCCCAACACCCCCTCGCTGGGCATACCCCCCCACCCCGTCCCTCTCTCCTCACACGAGGAACGGAGGGCCGAAGGGGGGCACCAGCGAGAAGGGAAATGGAAGTAGGCAACCAAGGCATTACTGACTTCCTCTCACGGTCATACAACGCGTGAAAGGTCCTCAATAGACCTTTTCAAGTACAGATATCGTCGATAAGGCTGATAAGGCCTTATCGCCGGGGGCTGTACATGTAGCTCTCCTCAGAG